TATTCTGCTGGAGAATCGGTTTATGTGGGTTTGAATCATTTGTATGAAGAAATATGTTGGTATTACCCACAAGCTACATCAGATTTTAACGATAGATACGTATGTTTTAACTATCAAGATGGCACTTGGGTAACAGGCTCCTTATCAAGAACTACGTGGGTAGATGCAAATCTATACTCAAATCCATATGCAACTGAATTTAATTCAACAGGTGTTGGTACCTTTCCAACGGTTCAAGGTGTTACAAATATTAATGGGTCAACTAAATATTTTGAACATGAAAAAGGTGTTAATGAGGTTGATACAGCTGGAAACAAAACTGCTATACCAGCGTTTATAGAATCAGGAGATTTTAGTCTTAATCCTGATGGAACAAACGCTGAGTTTTTTATGAGTATGAGAAGATTTGTTCCAGATTTTAAAACTATCCAAGGTGATGCTCAGGTTACTATTTTATTAAGAAATTTTCCCTCTGATTCAGAGGCATCTTCTCCACTAGGACCTTTTACAGTTACAGGCTCCACACAAAAAGTTGACACAAGAGCTAGAGCTAGATTTGCTAGTTTAAAAATAGCAAATACCTCTACAGATCAAAATTGGAGATTTGGTACTTTTAGAGCAGATGTGCAACTAGATGGAATGAGATAATGGCTAGAGTTGATATAGTAATACCAGAGCCAACGCCTATTTATACAGAGGAAAACCAAAGACAAGTAACACAGTCTTTACGAACGATGCAAGATAAGTTAAACACTTCATATCAACAAGAATTAAAAAACGAACAAGATGCTTTTAATTATTTTTTAACATGACCATACAATATAAAAATCAAGGATTTAAACAAGCTAGCACTAATAAAAGCACAGTATTTACATGTCCCAACAATGCAACAGTAATTATAAAAGGTGTTTATTGTGCTAATAGTGATTCTTCTTCAGCTGTATTAGTTAATATGAATCTTGTAGATTCATCTGATTCTAGCACTGAGTATGAATTTTTCAGAGATGATTTAGCAGCAAAATCTCAAGTAAATGCAACTCCCCAAGGTTTAAATTTAGAAGCTGGAGATGCAATAACCGTACAAGCATCTGTAGGAAGTAATACAATTCAAGGTGCTATTAGTTACGCACAAATAGATAGATCCCAAGAAAATGGTTAATGATTGAAATAGAAAATTTTCTTTCAAAAAAAGAATCAACAAGTTTAATTAGATTTTTTAAAAAAAATAAAAATTTTAAAAAATTTAAAAATAGATATTTTTTAAATTTATTTTTGTATGATCAAAATAAGTTAATAAGCAATATTATAGATAAATATAAAAAACTTTTACCATTAGATAATTTAGATCACTTTCAATTAATTTTTTGGCCTATTGGGGAATATCATAGTTGGCATGATGATACAGAATTTTATGATACAACAACTATTACTTATTTGAATGAAGATTTTGTAGGTGGTATTACCCATGTTGAAGATTATAAAATTAAACCAAGTATTGGAAAAATTTGTATTTTTGAATCTTATAAAAAACATAAGGTTACTAAACTTGAAGCTGGAGAGAGATTTGTTATATTAGCATGGTATAAAAATGGCTAAACAAAAATTTACACATTTCGTACCTAGACCAAAACCTCGTAAGCGTCCAAGGCGTCATAAGAAAACGCTTTCTAAAAGTGAAAAAAGAGACTATAAACCTTACAATAGACAAGGGAGAAAACAATGAAAGACTTACCGAAGATTCCAGCAGAAGCAAAAGAGGTCATTAAAAATAAAAGAACAGGAAAAATATATGATACTAAAGCTGATTTTGATGCTGATGTTGCTGATCCCAATACTGATACTACTGTGGATGATTTTAGACAAGACTTAGAAATTAAGGTAACAAGAGTAGATGCATTAGGCGCTTTTACAAAAAAGTAATGTTTAGTTTCATTGATAATTTTTATGAAGAAAACCAATTAGGTTTGATGACTCTTTGTTTTCAAAACATGATATTTGAAAGCACCTATCAATCTAAGCATTGGCCTATTTCAGATAGACTTCATGGTTATCCTTGTTATGAAAGTGCAAGTTTAAAAAAAATTAATAATTGTCACGGACCTTATGATATTTTTAAAAATACTTTTGAAAAAAAGACTAATTTAAAAATTTTGCATTTTAATTCTTTTTTTAGAAAAATAAAATTAGAAGAATTAAAAAAGTCATCTATATATAAAAAAGAAAGACCTCATGTAGATGATTCATATTTTGATTATGCTGGAATAATATATTTTAATTCAAGTTCTTTAAAAGACGGTACTTCTATATATGACCATAAAGATCATTTCGAACCGACCGCCATAATAGGATCAAAATTAAATAGATGTGTTTACTATAATGCATCGCAACCTCATAGCACTCCGACTGATCAATTAGTAGAGGAAAGATGGGTGCAACCATTTTTTTTAATTACATCTGAAGAAAATTATAATAAATATAGGAAAGTAAATTATGAAACCTAGAGGCGCAACAGAGATACAACATGAGCTATTAGAGAAATATGTATCTAAAGAACTTTTAGATAAATTTCAAATATGTACATCTATACCAGGAAAGATTCCTTTAGATCCTAATAAAATAAATATTCTTTGGCAAAAGAATTCTTGGGATCAACCTAACTTACAAAGTTTTTTTCAAGACAAAAGTAGACATAATGAATACGATTGGTATGTATTTAATTCACATTGGTGTTATGAAAAATTTAGATATTTTTTTCAAATACCAGAAGATAAATCTATGGTAATAAAAAACGGAGCACATCATTTTCCTCAAAGAAAAATTTATACAAAGGGTGAGCCAATAAGAATAATGCATCATTGTACTCCTTGGAGGGGATTAAATGTATTATTGTTAGCAATGCAATATGTTCAGAATAAAAATGTTTCATTGGATGTTTATAGTTCTAATGAAGTTTATGGCACTGAGTTTGCTAGTAGAGTAAATAATGATACTAAAAATTTATTTGATCAAGCAAGAAAATTACCAAATGTAAATTATATTGGTTACAAGCCAAATGAATATATTTTAGAGCATCTAACAGACTATGATTTATTTGTCTATCCTTCTATTTTTGAAGAAACATTTTGTGCATCAGCTTTAGAGGCTTTGTCAGCTGGACTTCATGTTATAACGACAAATTTCGGAGCCTTACCTGAAACATGTGCAGAATGGCCTGTGTATATAAATTATACTGGTAATTTAAAAATGTTAGCTATTTCAGTGGCAAGTGCAATTGATACTGCAGCTGAGTATTTACATACAGATGTAATACAAAACCATTTAGATGAACAACAAAAATACTATAAAAAATTTTATAGTTGGGATAAAAAGGGTAAAGAGTGGGAGAATTTTTTGAAAGGAGCTGTAAGTGTCAAGCAATAAATATATAAACGAAGATACATATCAAACATTACATGAGGTAAATATTGAACCACAATCCAATTACGAAAAAGCAACAGAAGCTTTGTGGAAAGAAAATAAAGATCAATACAAAGATTTAGAAATTTTTGTTGCAACACCAGTACATAGTGAAGTTTCAATACATTATACTCAAGCTTTAATTGAATTTCAAAAAATGTGTTTTAAAGAAAAATTAAAAGTATCTTTTCATTTAATTAAATCATCATTAGTTACTCAAGGGAGAAACTTATCAGTTGCAGGATTTTTAGAGTCTAGAGCTACACACTTACTATTCATCGATTCTGATATTTACTTTCAAGGTAAATCAATTTTCTCTATGTTAAAAGCAGATAAAGAAATTATATCTGTACCCTATCCTTTAAAAACTTTGATGTGGGATAAAGCATTTCAAAAAATGCAAGAGGGAAGAATTAAATCTGCAGATGATATTAGACGAGCTTTACATACTTACCCTATGAAAGTGCCTGATGTAAATAATATTAATTTAAATAAAGGTGTTATGGAGGTAACTGATTCACCAACTGGATGTATGCTTATTAAAAGAGAAGTGATAGAAAAAATGATTGAGAAATATCCAGATAAAGAGATAGTTCAAAAAACTGTTATCAATGGTAAATATGTAAACAAGCCAAACATGTGGAATTTCTTTGATACATTACATGACCCTAAAGAAAAGACGTATAATGGAGAAGATTTTGCTTTTTGT